ATCTGCTAAACTTACATTACCTGTAACAGTAACACCTGTGCTTGTAGTTTCAAACTTCTTTGAGTTATCGTGATATAAATTTACAGCACCATCTTCAATAGCTGTTATCATTAACTCAGTATCACCTGAATTTCTAACACTTAATGTACTTGCTAGCATTCTTAATTCACCTGTACCTGAATCTTCTATATATGAGTTTGATCCATTGTGATATATTCTTAAATCCCCACCACTACCACTTCCAACCTTAATTCTAACATTGTCGTTAAATTGCATACCATTAGAAGCCGATACGTTTATTAAGGTTTCACTACCATCTAGTTTAAAATATTCAGTGCTGCCTCCGCTGCCGTCATCTGATTTGAATATTATATCTTTGTCATTAACCGAATTTTCTATAATTAGGTCACCCGACAATGTGTTCTGTATATAGGAATCCGTGCCGTCGTGATAGAGAATCAAGTCTCCGCCTGTGCCGAACCTTGCCGCAACGCCATCATTGAAGTACATTCCTATAGCGGCTGACACTACTATAGATCTAGTGCTGCCGTCTATCCTCATATACTCAGCTATTCCGCCGGATCCGTCATCACAGTTAAACACCATATCTTTATCATCGTTTCTTTGTTCGATTATTACATCTCCAGTACCTGATGATTGAATATAAGAGTTACTACCATCGTGATATATTTGTAGGTCTTCACCATCGCCAAAAGCGGCCTTGATGTTGTCATTCCATTTGGTAATACGTAACATTCTGATGGATACTTGACTACCATCCATTTTCATATATTCAGCAGTTCCGCCAGAACCGCTATCAGTCTTGAATATAATATCGCCATCATCTAAGTTTTGTATTATTTGTAAATCACCTGTAAAGTTTTCTATGTTGGAATTAGTGCCGCTATGATATATCCTTAAATCCTCTGAATTACCGAAACTCGCTTTTACGCTATCGCTATATACAATGGTTTTAGACGCAACCATATTTGTATTGCTTCCATCTAACCTAAAATATTCAGCATTACCTCCTGACCCATCATCAGCTTGAAATATAATATCACTATCATCTGCGGCATTAACTATATTCAAATGTCCTGTAAAATTGTTTATGTCGGTATTAGTTCCATTGTGAGATATTTCTAGGTCATAACCTGCGCCAAATGTCGCTTTTACACTATCTCTAAAAAGAGTTCTAACCGCAACATCAAGAATAGTTTGGCTGCCATCTAATTTGAAATATTCGGTGTTTCCACCACTACCATCATCAGCTTGAAATATAATATCCTTATCATCTGCTTGATTTCTTATATAAAAATCTCCAGTGCCATTTGATAAATAAGTATTTGTACCATCGTGAAATTGTGCATAATCTCCACTATTACCTAAGCCTAAATTTTTATTATCTGCTAGATTGACGTGCCCCACTACGGTTACGTCTCCCTGAAGCGTTACGTTGGCGCCGCTCGGAGTAGCCGCGTTGTATATCTCCGTGAAATTGTCGTTGCATATGTCGAATGCCGCCCTCAGCGAGCTTCCTGTCCCGTCGTTAGCTGCGGTTCCTATGTTTATAGTCTGCTTAGCCATTTAGTTTCTCTTTTAATTGTTTTACCTCTGCACTCAGTTCCTGTATCGCCTTCGCCATGATCGGTATAAGCCTGCCGTACGTCGCCTGTAGCTTTTCGGGGTCGTTGGAATTAACCAGCCTGATGTATTCGTCATCCACGCTCTGAAGGTCTTGCGCTATGAACCCTACGTCTTTTAAGCCCTTTCTTTTTCCGTCTCTTTGGTCCCACTCGAATGTAACTGGCTTTAAATTCTCTATTATGTTTAAGCCGTATCCAGAGTGTTCGATATTTGTCTTATCTCTTTTATCTGATAAAGCAGATATACTGCTGACCTGGCAATGCAATCCGCTTACCGAACCGTTACCC